GGCTGATGTAATGCGGACAACTTATGTCTATGACAACGGTAGACTTGTTGAAAAGGGCGCAAGAGAGAGGCGTACAGGTTATTCGGTCATCAGTGACATCGAGCCTTTTACGTCACCAATTGACGGGTCAATCTTAACCTCACGCTCTCAAGTGCGGGAGCATGAGCGCAAGCATCAGGTGAGGCAGTGTGGAAACGACTACACCTCATCTGAAAAACCAAGCTGGTGGGATAGTCGCCACCAGTAATCCACCGCATTAGCGGTATTCACTAACGGAGAAAATAATGGCTGACAGCACTCCTGAAGAGGAGTCGGCGGGTCAAGATGTGCCTGAAAAGGACACCGCTGACGTATTGGACGACATGCTTACCAAGAGTTTGGATGAAGCATTTACGGAGGAACCCGAAGAGCCTCAAGATGACGGGTCCACCTCTGAAGAAATAGAGGCTCAAGACGAAGACACCGCCCAGGACGAAGCACCTCCACCCGAAGACGTAGAGGCCAGCGAGGGCGATACCGACCATGAAGAAGTGAAAGCGGAAACCCCAGAGGTTCCACCGCTTGATGCACCGCAGCATTGGTCGGCAGCGGATAAGGAGCGGTTCAAAGCAATGCCGCGTGAGGCACAGGACTATGTGCTAGAGCGTGACAAGTCTATGACTGCCGATTATACGCGCAAGACTCAAGATGCCGCTACGATTCGCCAGCAATACGAACCCCTGCATCATGTTTTAAATCCTATGCGTCAGGCTCTTCAACAGTCTGGAATCAGCGAAGCCGAATATGTGGCTAGACTGATTCAAGCGGACAGGAATTTACAACAGAATCCATATGGGGCCATCCAACAGCTTGCGAGGAATGCGGGGATCAATCTTGATGCCCTTGAACAACCACAAGCGGCGACGGTTCAACAACCCGACCCGCAAATGAACGCCTTGCAACAGCAAGTCCAACAGCTTCAAGGATACGTTCAAAACAATGAGGAGCGTCAGGCGCAAGAGCGTCAGGTCGGTCTTCAAGGTCAGATTGAGACATTTGCAACCCAATCGGATGCAGACGGTAATTTGGCGCACCCACACTTTGATGCTCTCCGTGTAACAATGGGGCAGCTAATCGAAGCGAATGCGGCGAGTGACTTGAATGACGCTTACTCTAAAGCGTTGCGTCTGGATGACACCTTGTATCAGCAAAGCCTAGAGGCAGAGCGAACCAAGGTGAAGTCGGCAGAGGATAAGCGCCGGAAAGAGGCGGTTGCCAAAGCCAAGAAGGTTCCAACTAGGAGGTCAGCAAACCCACCGGCTGGGACTGTGCAATCGAACAATCTGGACGATATTCTTGGGAGTGCGTTAGACAACGCTGGTCTGTAGGGATTGGCAAACTCACGACTAAGGAGTGTAAGAGATGGCGAGTCCAAACTCTTCATTTACGGAAATCGTGACAACTACCCTCCAGGGCTATTCCAAAGTCCTAGCGGATAACGTCACGAACCATAATGCTCTGATGCGTCACATGGACGATAAGGGCAATAAGCAACCCGCTACGGGTCGCACCATTGTTCAAGAACTTGAATATGCCGTGAACTCCACTTCCAAGTGGTATTCGGGCTATGAGGTTCTTGACACGTCACCAAGCGACGTTTTCACCGCTGCCGAGTTTAACTACAAGCAGTTGGCTGGAAACGTAGTGATTTCGGGTCTTGAAGAAGTTCAAAACAGTGGACGGGAAGCCGTTCACAACCTTCTGAAGTCTCGTATTCGCAACCTTGAGAAGTCGTTGAAAAACACCTTTGCCACGGCAATGTATGCTACCGGCACGGGCAACGACGGAAAAGAGATTGGTGGCCTTCAAAGCCTTGTCGCTGATGCTGGCACGGGTACGGTTGGTGGAATTGATTCCTCAACCTACACTTTCTGGAAGAATCAAATCTATGATTTCTCCGGCGAGAGTGTGACGCCATCGGCTACAACGATCCAAAACGCCATGAACACGCTTTGGCTCTCTACCATTCGTGGTGCAGACAAGCCCGACGTGATTACGGCTGACAATGTTTATTTCACCTACTACTGGAGTAGCTTGCAGACCAATCAGCGGTTTGCATCGGATCGTAAGGCTGCGGCTGGTTTCATGAACTTGCTCTTCATGGACGCTCCGGTGTTCTATGACGATCAGGCACCAGCCAGCCACATGTACATGCTGAACACCGACTACTTGTTCATGCGCCCCGCTTCGGGCCGTGAATTTGTGCCTCTCGGTGAAAAGGCTTCTGTCAACCAAGACGCAATGGTAATGCCGATGGTTTGGGCCGGGAACATGACTTGTTCCAATCGCTCAGTCCAAGGCGTCATTGTAGCGTAAGGGAGGATTGAATATGTACCAGTTAGGTATTGACGAAACTCTCGTTTCCAGCACTTGCGACTTCAAGTTGGGTCAGTTGGGAATGAATGATGGGAGTTCAGCCGTCTACAAGTGGGTGCAGTACGACACCGGATCAGGCTCAGTTGCGGCTGTAGCTGGTCAAGTGGCTTACTACTACACTCTGGACGGTTACAAGAACAACCAAGTCACCAGTGACTTGTCGGACTCAGTAGAGATCGGCGCGGGTGTTCTTAAATCGACTCCTACGGATGGGCAATATTGCTGGATTCAGATCAAGGGTGCAGCGACCTTGACCATAGCTCTAACAGCGGGTGCGGATGGTGATCCTCTCACTCCCACAGGTTCCGGCGATGGTACGCTGGATGTCTCTGGGGCGGTGACGGATAACGTCTGCGCGATTGCTGGCGATATTTCTGATAAAGAGATCGCTTGCGATTTCCCGTTCTAACGGATTGGGGGGGCTTCGGCTCCCCCTTTTCTTTGGGCGGGTTTCAATAGAAAAAGGTAAGAAAATTGGCAACCCCCCAAAAAGGTAAAGCAAAGGTCAAGGTTACCAAGGGAGGTAAGCGCATTTCGTATGGTCAGGCGGGGAAAGCACGAGGCGGTGGCCCAAGGGTTAAGCCTGGAACTAAAAAGGGCGATGCCTACTGTGCGCGGTCTGCCGGTCAAATGAAAAAGCACGGCAAAGCTGCCCGTGACCCTAATTCGCCACTCCGACTCTCACGCAAGCGGTGGAAGTGTGCGGGAACCAAGTCGAGGAAATTGTAATGGCGAAGATAGGTCTATACAAGCGTATCCAAAACAAACGTGAGCGGATCAAGCGCCAGAAAGCCGCTGGTAAGAAGGTCGAGCGTATGCGGAAGCCTGGGTCAAAAGGTGCGCCGACCGCCAAAGCGTTTCGTGCGGCAGCGAAAACTGCAAAGAAGAGAAAGGCGTGACGCCCACGGTGGAGTTGGTACGCAACGAAATACGATCATGGTCAAGAGAGGTGTTAGAGGTAGCCAACCCGCATCTATCTGGCATGAAGGCGTGTCCGTTTGCAGAGGCGGGATGGAAGAACGATAAGGTCGAGGTGGTCAAGGGTGACGGGGTGCAATGCCTCAAGGCAGCAATAACCGGCTTTGACCCATTGTTAAAAGATATGCGGATATGGGTGACGTTTAACTTATCCCGGTATGATTTGTGGGACCGTTGGGTAACGCTTTGGAATCAAGAAAACGCGAAGAACGATCTGCATCTGATGCTATTCCATCCTGAGTACCCGCCAGAGGATGGCGAGGTGTACTTAGTGGACAATGATTGGGAACCAGACTTTGATGACGATTATGTTATGGTTTTTAGTCAGAGCCTGAGTGCGCTCAACAAGGCAAGCACCGCTCTGGACAAGACAGGTTATTACGACAAATTTCCAACCCACGTTTACGATTCACTAGTCCTAGAAAGAAGGAGACTGCAAAATGGCTATGGGTAAAAAAGGCGGCATGAAGCGCGGTGGCAAAAAGAAGCCGATGAAGTCGATCAAGAAGATCAAAACGAGGAAAAAGTAATGGCAAAAAATCTCAGAGCGAGGTTTTACGAGGAACAGCGTGAAGTTGCCAAGGTCGTCTTGCTCGAAATTTCTATTGTTGGGGATCAGTCTACGGTTGTCTTGAAGGCCACTGATGCTCACAAAGAAGAGTTTCCGGCTGAGTGGGCGGCGTTTGCTGGCGGTCAAGAAGAAGAGGCTATTCCTGATGGCACTGCACTGACTGACGTCAAAGGCATCGGCAAGAAGCTCGCAGCGAAGCTGAAGACCAATGGCATTCACACTGCGGAACAACTCGCAGCGGTTAATGACGGCGGTCTGGATGCTGTGGGTATGAGTGCCTACACGCACCGTCAGAGTGCAAGGGACTTGCTTGGCCTAACGCCTGACCCCGTGGCGGCTGTTGCTCCATGACGCTACTCACAATCATAGAGGGCGCAGCGGACGAAATCGGCATTGAGCGACCCGCTACCGTTATCTCAAACACTGATCCTCAAGTGCGTCAGTTGCTTCGTGCGGCTTCGCAAGAGGGGAAGCATTTAGCCAGCGTCTATGATTGGGAGATTTTACAGAAAGAGGGTTCAGTCACTACAGCGGCTCAAGAGAGCCAAGGGGTGATGACAACCATAGCATCCGACTTTGACCGCTTCTCTAACGACACCATGTGGAACCGGACAACCAGCGAAAAGATTTTTGGACCGCTTACGGATGTTCAATGGCAAAGGGAAAAGTCTGACGTTACTACAGGGGTCACGAATTACTTCAGAATCAGAGGCGGGACGCTTTTATTCACTCCAAACCCTGCGGCAAGCCAATCGGTGAAATTTGAGTATTTCTCTAAAAACTGGGTGGACTTAAATTCGGGGGCGACCCCTGCGGTGGCTGATGGTTCAGCGTTCAACAACGATGCAAACACGGTTGTCTTTGATGAGGAGCTTATGACCTTGGGCGTCACGTTTAGATGGTTGCAAGGCAGAGGGTTAGATTTTGCAACCTCGTTCTCTCATTACCGCGAGCGGCTTGAGCTTGTCAGAGGTCAGGACGGCGCGAAGCCTAACATCGACATGGCGGGAATGGACTACGGGTTCCTTGGCGTCAATATTCCATCGTCTAATTACGGCACTTAAATGAGACAGGCACAAGGTACTTCGATCCCCGCACCAATAGGGGGCTGGAACTCCCGTGATGCGGTGGACATGATGGGGCCAGCGGATGCGGTGGTTTTAGATAACTTCTTCCCAGACGAGAACGAGGTACGTTTAAGGACAGGCAGTTCGTCACATGCCACAGGTTTGACGCATGATGTTGAGTCTCTTATGTCGTACAAGTCGGGTGCGGCGAGCAAGATGTTTGCTGCTACTACGGGCGGCAATATTTACGATGTAACAAGTTCGGGGTCTGTTGGTTCTGCGGCTATCTCAGGCTTATCCAACGGACAGTTTCAGCATGTAAACTTTGGGACCAGTGGCGGCAATTTCCTTTGGATATGCAACGGAGCGGATGCGCCACGGCACTTTAACGGAACGTCATGGGCTACGCCTACCATCAGCGGTGTGACGGGAAGCACGATAGTCAATGTAACGGCGCATAAAACGCGATTGTTCTTTGTTTTAATCAACAGCCTCAAGTTTGGCTATTTGCCTGTGGCGAGTATAGCTGGCACGGTTTCAACCTTTGACCTTGCTTCGATAGCCACGCGAGGCGGCACGTTGTCAGCTATTGGAACGTGGACAAGGGATGGCGGCGACGGGTCGGACGATCTTGCTGTATTTCTTACCAGTGAGGGCGAGGCCATAGTCTACGCTGGAACCAACCCTAGCAGCGCAGACGCTTGGAAGCTGGTGGGTGTTTTTAACATCGGCAGACCAATAGGACGGCGTTGCGTTGAGAAGGTCGGGGCTGACCTTATTGTTACAACCGAAAACGGGTTCTTGCCTCTGTCCAAGGTGCTTCCGTTAGGACTTTCCGCGCCAAGTCAAGCCATTTCCGACAAAATATCGGGTTCGGTGAAAGAAGCAGCGCGAAACTTTAAGACTACGTTCGGCTGGCAAACGGTTCTCTATCCCAAAGGTGGTTTTGGCGTGTTCAACGTGCCAAATTCAACGGTTCGGGATTATCACCAGTATGTTGTTAATCTAACAACAGGGTCTTGGTGTAGATTTACAGGCATGAACGGCAACGCTTGGGTGGTTCACGAGGGAAACTTGTATTTTGGTGGTTCTGGCGCGGTATTCTTGGCAGATACCGGCGCAAACGACTCAGGGACGGCCATAGAGGGCAATGGGAAGACATCTTTCCAATACTTTGGGGGTAGGGGGGCGCTGAAACAATTCACCCTTATACGGCCAATTATTGCATCTGACGGCGCATTGCCTGTGAGCATCGGTTTCGACGTTGATTTTAAAGATGGGACGAATGTTTACACGCCGTCATCTGTGACCAGTGAAGGCGCAGAGTGGGACGTTGCAACTTGGGACGATGCACATTGGGCATCCGCTTCTGAGCCTATCCAGACGTGGCGGTCTGTGACCGGCGTAGGTTACAACGCGGCGATACGAATTAGAACATCAACGACAAACCAGAGTGTTGCTTGGCACGCTACGGATGTGCAGTACATTGCAGGCACTGGACTTCGATAGCGCATGGCCTCTCTTGGAGAGGGCCGTGCAGATGGGCGACGGGATAGAAAGAGAAGAAGTTCGGCAAGCCCTACACACTGGAGAATTTTCGTTCTTTAGCAGAGAGAACAGCGCGGCAATTGTTGCGGCTGACGGCAAGACGCTTCGGATAGGTTTGGCGGGTGGTGACATCCACGAACTCCTAGAAATAGAAACAGAGATTGAAAT